GGGATTCCCATTGCTATCTTTATATTGTAATTCTAAATTTAGGGTTGATCCTTGTTCTATAGTAAATGAATATCTTCCTGCTGCCATGTAAGTATTTTTATTATAAATATTACAGACTAATTCTAGTTACTAATACTAGTTTTGAAAATCGTCAGGAGTTTCAGTTAAAATAGCGTATCCTCTGTTAGGTAATTCTCCTTCAGTTTCTGGTTTGTCAAAAGTAAGAATATTATTATCAATAATAGGATTAATAATAATTGATGATCTCTCTGCTAAAAAAGATTGAATATCATCTGTTAATTGACTAATACCCATGTTTACTGGGCAATCTGGTCTGTTAAAGTAAATTAGTGTTTTCATGTTTTATTTTTTATTTATTGTTTTATTTATTGTTTTATTAGTCTCTAAATTCTTCATATACTTTTAATACTTCTTCTACTATTTCATGACGGTGATTTTTCTTTAAAGTAATTATTTTAACACCTTTAATTCGTTCTTCTAGTCGTGGAAAAAATCCAATACCAGAATCTTTTTTACTTTTTAAATCAACTTGAGATAAATCACCACAAAAAACTATTTTACCACCTTTACCTAAACGACCTAACATCATTTCTGTTTGTGAGTGAGTAATATTTTGGCATTCATCAACGATTACAAACGCATTAGGAAACGTTCTACCTCTCATGAATGCAAATGGTACAATTTCGATTTGAGTTTCTTGAACCATTTTATCTATTTTATCTTTGTCATATAATAGATATAGATTAGAATATATTGGTGCTAACCAAGGATCCATTTTTTCTTTTAAGTCACCAGGTAAAAAACCAATTTCTTCTTTAGATACTGTAGGGCGAGTAATTATTATTTTTTCAATATCTCTTTTAAAAATTAAATCTAAGGCAATTTGACAAGCTAGTAATGTTTTACCACTACCTGCCATTCCTTTTAATAGTACTACAGGATTATCTAAAATAATTTGTTTTGCATCTTTTTGTTCTTCATTTAGAGACAATTTAAATTTAATTTCTCCTTTTGGTTTCTTTTTGTTTTGGAAAACCTCTTCGTTTGAATTTTGAGACATAGCTTTTATTGATAAATATTAAACAACCAATGAAAAAAAAATAGCCGAGCTTACAGGCTCGGCTATCTTTAGAAATTATTAAATTTATGATTACAAGCTGTTTAAACCTGATACATAAATTTTTCCATAAAATTCTGGTCTTAACATTTTCTTCGCGTAACGAGTCATTAAACCTTTACGTGGAGTGAAGGTATTTGGATCGTACACTAGAGGAGTCATGATTAATGGAATATATGGAGCGAAAACAGCACCTGATTCTAGGAATTGTTTACCTCTGAAACCCATCAAAATCACGTTTTCAGTCATATAAGGGTTCTTATAAACTGTGTAACGGTTGTTGATTTGACCAACTTTCATTACGCCCATTGCGTATTCCATGTTAGCAGCATCACCATTAGAGTTAGAAGAAAATCCTGGGATTGATTCTAAAACTGTAGCAACAGTTGGAGAACATACTAAGAAATTTGCACCACCTCTTAAAGTCAATTGGTGAATTTTGTTACTTACTTTTTGCATTTTAGTACCTAAAGTAGCAAACCATTGACCTTGAGTGTTGAAGAAACCAGTTTGGCTAGTTGAAGTTGGGAAATCAAATCCATTAGCGTTAGTTGGGTTATAAACACCATTGTTTAATACTGTCCAGTATTCAGTTGCAGCAGCAGCATCTTCAATTAACATATCTAAGATTTCTAAATCAATTTCCATTGAAATATACTCACTCATAATGTTTGTTAATTCAGCTTCAGCATCAATGTTCTGGTAAGCATTTAAATCTTGTGCGAACTCAGGAGTCCATACAGCTTTTAACTTTTTAGTTTTAGCAGTAATAGCTTGAGATTGCATTTTGATGTTGATTTCTGGAATAACAATTGTAGAAGCGCTTTCAGCGTTAGGTACAGAAGAACCAGCAAATGAAGAAGCAGATGTATCTTCGAAATCACCACGAGCATTATCATTTGTTTGTTTGTTATAGTATGCTGTATAAGAACCAGTAGATGCTATAGCTGTACCAGCAGATGAAGTAAAGAAGAAAGAGATACGTTGGTTAGTGTAATCTAAAAGGGTAAATGCAGGTAAAGAGTTAGCTACAGTAGCTACAGATACACCTGTTTCAGTTGTAGCTGAACCTGATACTAATGTAAATCCACGAACTGCTTCTAAATCGTAATTAGGTAAAGCTGAAGCGGTAATTGTTGCTTTTAAAACTCTACCAGCTGCAGCAGAAGCTGATAAATCTGAATCGAAGTTAACTTCAGCCCAAGTAGCAGTTGTAATACTACCAGTACTAGCATTAGCTGGAGTAGCAGTAGAACCAGAAATTAATCCGATAACTGAACTAGAGAATTGGTTTGTAGAGAAGGTAAAACGACCAGCACCATATAAACCACCAGTTGTACTAGTTGTTTGGTATGGGAATTGACCAGTTGCATTACGAGCACCATAAAGTGAGTTACCAGAAGTGAATGGATTTTTATCAGTTCCATATTGGAAATCTAAGAAAAATACTAGACCTGAAGGTAAGTTCATTGGTTGAACGCTAACAAATTCTTTTGCAGCGATTGAACCAAATACTTTACGGATTAAAGGTAAAGCGATACCAGCCCAGTTTTCTGATTGGCCTACAGTAAATGTACCAGCTGAAGTACCAGCACCAGTTGCGCTAGATTCTACTACTAATTGTTTTGCTTGGTTTTCTAATAAAATAGACATGTTATTTTTGTCTGTTTCACTCAAACCTTCAAGTAAGCCTGTTTTAGCCCACTTGTTTGCTAATTTAGAAGCATCACTTTGAAGTGACTTCCAGGGATTAGCTGATTCTAATAATGATTGAATTGAACTCATTTTTTTGTTTTTTGTTTTTAATTATTAATTTATTTAATTTTTAACCCAGCTAATTCGCGCATACGAGCGAATGCATCATTTTCAATTATTGGTTTAGCAGTAGCACTACCTAAAGCTTTAGAAGCAGATCCTAATGATTCTTTAATTGGGGATTTAGTAACAGTAGATACTTTTAATCCTTCTTGTAAAGTTTCATAAACTAATTCAACTTCTTTTTTAGTTGTTGCTTTGTCAAACGCAGTTAAAACTTTTATTTTTTGTGATTCAGTTAAAGATTTGTTACGGAAGATTTTGTTAGTGTAAAGCAATTTAGCATTTAGTAAATTGATTTCATTTAACTCTGATTTAAGTGATTCGATAGTTGAATAAGCTTCTTCTAATTCTTCGTTAGTTTCTTCTTTTTCTTCATTAGTTTCTTCTTTTTCTTCATTAGTTTCTTCTTTTTCAGTTTCTTCTAATTCAGCTAAAAGTTCATCAATGTTAACTTCTTCTTCCTCTTCTTCTTCTTCACTTTCTTCAGGTTCCATTTCCATTTCTTCCTCTTCTTCTTCTTCTTCACCTTCGCCAGCCTCAAGTTCCCCTGCGCTAACCATGTCTTTAATTACATCTTCAATGAATGATTTTAAATCGTCTTCGTCCATGTCTTCAATAGACATTTCTTCTTCTTTTTCTTCTTCTTTAGCTTCACTGATTTCAGTTTCTTCCATAGAGTTTTTATTCATGTCTTCACCTTCTTCTAATTCAGCCAAAAGTTCTTCTAAAGAAACTTCTTCAACGCTTTCATTTTTATCCATTGATTTTTCTTCTTCCATTCCGGTTTTATACATTTCATCCGTTTCTTCTTCTTCTAACCCATCCATTTCGTTTATTTTTTGGGCGAGTTTTTCTTTAAGAAAAGGAGTAAATGCTTCTTCCAAAGCGGCTTTTGCATTTGCTATAGCAGTTTCTTTTACAGCTTTAGCATCTGCGATTGCTTCTTTAAGCAAATCTCTGTTTGTTGCCATTTTTTCCTTAATTTGTTTTTGTTGGAAATACGTTTAGTGCGAATTTAAATTCAAACGTAATAAAATTTATTAATTGTTATGCCTCATAGAATTGGGCACATTCTAATATACATATATGCAAATATATCAAAAACGCAGAAAAAGTAAAAGCGCTCCTTTTTTAAGGGAACGCTTTGGTCTAAATATATTATATAGAGGGGGTTATTTTTTACCGTAATATTTTAATGATGATGGTGATACTTGCATACCAGAAAAATCTTTTAATTTATCTAATGATCTACTTTGGTAATCTTGTGGTGCTTTATCTAAAGTTACGCTACCATTACTTAGTATTTTTGTAATTTTATATGTACCTTCATTATCTCCTCCCCTATCATAGATTACATAGTCTCCAGTTCCAACTTTAACATCTGCTCCGGTATGTTTATCTTTTACTATTATTTTAGCACCTAATCCAAATAATTCATCTACTTTTTCCTCATTCATTTTACGAAATTTTTTTAATGCTTCGTTTACTGATTTTTCAATATCAGTTGATTCAGATGTTGGTTCTTGTTTTTTATATCCTATATTAGTAACTCCTACTACTTTACCTTGATTAAAACTTTGAGAATAATCACCTCCATAACTTTTTTGAATTTCTTTAGCAAGTTTTTGTCCTTTTTCGTCATTTTTTAAATAGACATATGCTCCTATTCCCCAAGCTAGTTTTTCTAAACTAATTATATAGTCTACTTCTTGATCTAATACTTTATCTGAAGGTAACCCATTACCCATTTCTCCACGCATGCGTTGATTATCCAAATATGCTTTAATTTTGTTTGCTTCAGGAGTAACGTCTGCTGCCTCAGTTAAATTTTCAGTAATTAATCCAGCTAATAGCTGCATTCTTTTAAATTCTTCGTTTATTAATTTTTTCATTTGTATTTTTGTTTATAAATATATTAAAATATTGGACAAGACCCATTTGAACAAAGAATCTCTGTAATAATTGAATTTACTTTATTGTATGGATTAATGGATGTTGTTTTTCCTTCATGTAATGAAGACATAAATGAATTTGGATTTGAAGGTGTAGAAACAAAATCCCAACACAATAATTCAAAATCGTCTTGTACTTCTAGTACTTCACCTACTTGCTTTAAACTACCCATTCCACGAGATGATACACCAACTTTAATTCCAGCACCAATAAGTGCTTTTAATATGTTTCCTGATGGTGTAGGTAATATTTCAATTGCTCCCATAATATTATCTCCATCCCACCAAATTTTAGCAATGTTATGGGATACATTTTTTAAGTTAATTACTTGAGAGTCTGGGTGGTCTAATTCACCGCATGCTCTTCTTTCTTTAACTAGAGTCATGTATTTATTTATTTCACGTTCCCATAAATCTTTTGAGTAATATCTTCCGTTGCCATTTTTAATTTCAACAGTAGCTAATGGACCTTCAACTAATGGATTACCATTTGCACTTTTACTTTCGGTAAGTGCCACTGGTGATAAATTAAATTGATGAGTTTCTATTAATAGAGATTTCATATTATTTAATTCTGTTATATACTGGTAGTTTAGAGAAAACTGTACCGTCTTTTTTAGCTATTTTATCTAAATCTTCAACTTTTACTTCTCCAGATGTTAATTTTTTTTCTAAAAATATTCCTGAAGATATGTTGTTTTTTGATAAAAACTCTCCTTTATCAGTTGAAAATTGTTTTAACCAATTAAATAATGTATCCCAATCATTGGCACCTTCATTTAATGATTCTCTAACCATTGTTCTAATCAAAGAAACTAATTTAGATTCATCTACATTTTCTGGGTCATTTCCTGGTGATGGCATGTATGAGCCTCCTTTTCTATTTCCATTTTGAAAATATACACCTCTTGGTGGTTCGTCATACATACTTTCTACAGCTTTATATTTACCATTTTCTTCTTCAACATAATAAATTTCGTTTTTCTTAAAACGAGATAAATCCATTGCTAATTTTTCTGCTTCTTTTCTAGTATTAAATAAATCATCATCTTCATCATTTTCATTTAATAATTCTGCTTCTAATGATTTGATTTTTGCTTCGATTTCAGCTTTATGTTCATCATTTTTAGCTAACATCAAATCATGTTCTAAATCGGCTATTTGATCATAAACTGCTTCGTTTTCATTAATTACACCTTCTTGCAACTTCATCGTTTTTTCAGCACCAGGCATTTTCATTTTTTTAACGCCAGCTGAATTTTGAGGAGTTACAGACATTTCTTTAACTTTTTTAGGCATTGAAGTTTCTGCTTCTTTATCACCTAATGAGTCTTGAACATTTGATTTTAGTTCTTTGATTTTTACTTCAGTATCTAAATCACCATATCCTGACGATTTAAATTTACCTTTAGGTTCTTTTGGAGTACCTAAACCTGGAGCTTCAGTAGTAAATCCTAATCCCTTTTCACCAAACATACCATCTTTAGTATAGTGTAAAATATCTTTACCTAAGTTTTTAACAACCATAGCTTTAATTTCATCACCAGTTTTATCGTGGTTTTTTGGATCTTTTAACTCAGCATAAAATCCTTTCATGATTTCATTGAAGTTAATATTATCAGCATTTTTCATGTCTACGTTATCGTAAGCATGTTTTTGAGTATCAATAACACCTTTAGATGTTGTTTTTTCTTCTGCTTTAACTTCTTCAGCTAATATTTTTTTCCAATCGTAGATATCAAATCCTTTAGTGACAACATTAGTTTTTGATTCACTGATGATTTGTTTAGATTTTAATACGTTTGTAACTGTATTAAAGTCAGAATATTGATTGAAGTGTTGAGGGAATAATTCTCTAGCTTGTTTTAAAAACTGAGCTTTGTTTCCTTTACCTTCGTTAATTTGGTTGTAGTGTTCTTGTAATGTTGCCATTTTATTTTTTGTCTTTAAATAATGTTATTAAGTCGTCTAAGTAATCTACTGCTAAATCCGTACCGTATTTAATTTTAAAATCAGGAGATATTTTGTAATACTCCATTGTTTCAGTTTTAGCCTTTTTTAGTAATGGAAGTAAAGTATTTATCTTATCTTCTATTTTATCAAAATCTGTTATTCTAGTGTCTACGAATTGTTTTAAAGCTGGATCTGACAAATTTAATGAATCAACATATGATTGTGATGATTCTTCATTTTCATCTAAATTTTTAGTATTAACTGGTTTGAAACCTAACTTATAGTAATAAATATTTTCAGCGCCTTTAGCTTTTTTGTTTGGATTATATGCATATTTAGTAGCATATTGAGCTCCTTCACCTGGTGTAAATGAACCAGCACCTGCACCCGCTCCAGTAGCACTTTCTTCTTCTAATGCTTTACGAACAAGTTCTTTAACTAGATTTTCATCTATTGTTTGTAGTTGTTTATATTGGTTTGGATATTCTCTTCTGAGGTGAGTTCTAAATGTATTGTATAAAGTATTAAACCACTTATTAATTTCCATTAATTTAAGATCTTTTCTAACTTCATCATATGTTGTAAAATCCTTAAGTACTTTATTAAGTTCCTTAAATCTTTTATATACTAATGCATAATCAGCTTTGTACTTAACATCCCAAGAAATTTTACCTGTTTCTGTGTCAGTTTTTGGGTCGCTAAATTCAAATCCTGTTGGTTCTTTATTTTCCATTAATTAAATGTAGTTCTTCTAATAAATCACAATGTTGAAGTAAATTTACTAATTGATCGTTAGTTACTTTATCATTTTTATCTAATTTAACCAAAAGTGTAGATACTTCATTTATTTTAATTTTAGTAATTTGGTTTTTGGTTTTTTTATTTAATGTAACAAGTTCACTTTTAATTTCATTAATTTTAGAATTGTAAAATTCTTTTAATTTATTTGTGTTATCTACACTATTAATAAATTCTTTAAGAATGGATTTTTTATTATTACTAAAATCTGAGTATTTAGAGTTGAATTTTTCTAATAATATTTTATAAGTTAATATTCGAGTATCTTTATCTTCCTTAGCAAATTCATTCATAAATGTATCTGTTGATTTTGTTACTTTAGGAGATGCAGATATATGTTCTAATAATACTAATTTATTAGTTATAGTTTGTTCATGAGATACGTTTTTACCATCACTATATGACTCAATTAACGTATAAATTGCGGCATGGGATTTATAATTTGGAAGTTTGGTTTTAAAAAATTCTTCTAAATTGTAATGTTTTTTAATCTCATTAATTAAATTGTATTTTTGTTTTTTAAGCGACGTACGATTTAATTGCTTAGCACTTTCTAATACTGTGTTAATTATAAGTTCTGCTTTACCTTCTGACAAATTAGTGCGTTTAAGTAAACTATCATATAATTTGTATTCACGGCCTAATTCTGTTTTGCTAAAGTGTTTCTTTAATATATTAGTTGCCTCAGAATTTTTACCAGATAATGTATCTGCTGTAATCTGTCTTACTAACAATTCGAATAAAATGCCCGTGTTTTTGTACTTAGAATGTTTTATTAGCATTTAAATAGTTATTTTTATTATACATATGTTAATTTTTGGATTTAAACGCAAAATTTTTATATATTGTAGAATTATTTTTATCGACTATGAAAGTCGATTTTCATCTAACAATGATTCTTTAGCTTTATCAGTTTGAAATACTAATTTTTTATCCAATTCAGTTAAGAATTGTTTATTTTTTAGATATGTAATTTGAGCATTCTCGTTAATTTTACCATTATATTTTTGTTGATCATCGTTTTTCATTGAATCTCTACCTAATCTATCTTTACCAAATACATTATCTTGTGTATTAATATTTGACACTTTTTTTTCAGGACGTCCTAAAGTAGTATCATCTTCATATCCAGCTGGTACATTTCCTGGGTCAGATATTGTTCTACCTTTACCATATAATGAAGCTAAATCATGTGGTGTACCATAAGATTTACCTGTTTCTAATGGATCATTACCTTCTTCAGTTACTTGACCCAATCTGAATTTGCGTTTAGCATCTTGTAATATTAAATCTCTATATTCATCAAATTGGTCTTCACTAAAGTGAAACACATTGTGATATATCCAATCAGTTGGTAATAATTGGGCTTCCATAATATTTTTAGCTAAATCGACTTTTTCTTTCATTAACGCAATACGTTCTTGATCGTAAATAATTGATGGAGTTGTTAATGAAATTTCAAAATTAGTTAATGATTCACCAATAAAGCCTTGAGTATATAAATGTACTAATGCTATTTTATTTAATTCAGATAATATAATACGTTGAATTCTGTCAATTGTACGAGCAAAACGAATATCTTCAGCTGCTAATGTTGCTTTACCAGTTAAATCTTTTTCGTAACCCATAAATGCTTTAGGTACTTTAAGGGCAGCAAATAACTTATCTCTTAAATATTCAACATCCTTAATACCATCATACTCTAAACCTTTGGTTGTTTCAATTTTAGTTGATGTGTCATTACCACGAACTGGGATGTAAAAATCTTCTAACATGTTTTGCATGTTGTATTTTAAATTATATTCACCAGTTTGATGATCCATATATGGAGTTTTTTTCATTGTAGTGATTGTCTTCTTCATAAAGTTTTCTACTTCATTAGGAGGAATAGCACCAACATTTATATAAAATACACGTTTTTCAGGTGCACGGGAAATTCTATGAATTAACATAGCATCTTCCATCAATGTATATTGTTTAAATAATTTACGAGCTGGTTCAAGATATGAACGACCATAGGGAAGGTAGTTAACATCCGTTAATAATCTAAAATGAGCCATCTCAAAATTATCAAAATATATACCATTTGTTTCGTCAAATTGTTGATTAGGAACTGTAAATTGTCCTGTACCACCAACATAACCATCTGGACTAAATCTGAATCTTATTGATTGTGGATTTTTTATATCATAATTTTCTTGACGCATGATATGATATGCAGTGTAAGGAATAACATTATATACTCCAAATTTTTCTGAAATATCTAATTTCAAGAAAAAATCTCCATATTTACACATTTGTCTAACCCATGACCACATGTTAAATTCTATATTTAAAACATCATAGAATAAGTTGTATAATATTTTTTGTATATCTTCATCTGAACTACGAATTTGTAATACTTCACCCATTTCATTCTTTAATGAACATTCATCAGCGATGATATCTAATGCTGAAGCTATAATAGCATCAGTATCCATTACGTCATAATCAGAGTATAATTGTGCTCTTAAGTACTGATAATTGACATTTAATTGTTGTCCATAAAGTGAAGTAGCGTTTTGAGAATAAATTCTACTATATCGATCACCTAATGAGTTAGTTTGATATTGGCCACTATTTTGAATAGAGTTAACATCAATTACTTTAATGTCGTTTCCACCCTCATTTCGGATAATTACATCTGTTGAAAATAATCTTTTTAGTCTTGAAAATATGTCTGTATTTGCCATTTTTTATTTTTAGAGTAACCAAGAAATATCTTCACTTTGATTGTTGCCTACAGTCATTGAGTATGGATTATCCTTTCCCGATGCGAAGTAAGCCCCTTGTTGTTGATTTGGTCTTGATATATTGTTTATTGCTGCTTTAGTTAATTCTATTCCTTGTTGTTTATTCTTTAATGCTGTATCTCTAACGTACATTGCTATACTGTAAGACATAACTAAATCGTCATTGTACCCTGATTGTGCTTCTGCTCTTCCGTTTCTCCAAATAAATACTTTCATTTCTTCTATTAAACGTTTTGATCTAAGTATAACACTGTGATCACCAAAATATTCTCTTCCTTTGTTAATTAACAATGGGCGAGTTCTTAATGACATAGTAAAACCAGGTGTCATTTTTGATTGATCTTCATATTGACTAAGATACGAATCAGAAGCTGAAGAGTCACCCTTAGATGAATAATATAGATTTCTATATCCTCTTTCTATAATTGAGTCTAATGTCGACCAACCAATGTTTGCATTTTCAACTACTAACATTGCTTCGTTATATTCGGTAGCTATACCTACTAACATATATCCAAATTCTTTAGGGGATATTTGTCCTCTATATTCAGCTACTTGTGCATTAGTCTCTAAATCAAATATATGGAATGCTGAATAATCCTTTCCATCTCCTCTAGCAACGTCAGCTGATACTATGTAATTTCTTGTATAATCTGGGGATTCCCATATCCATAAATTTCTATCTACTCCTCTTCTTTCCATTGGATCAACTACATGAGTAGTACTCATATATTCAAGATGTTCAGGATAATATACTACATCACCAGATGTTGTAAAGTCACAGTCACATTCTTGAGCTGCTAATCTAGGATCACCTAATTTTCTATCTTGTTCTTTTCTCCAACTTTCATCTCGTTCTGGATGTACATACCAAGGTAATTTAATTGGTAAAAAGTCATTATTTTGAGATTCTGCTTCAACCCATGTTTTATGGAACCAGTTACCTGTACCAAATGGAGTTGATAATACAATTGCTCCACCACCTGTAGCTAAGGTTTGTTGAGCTGAGGCCCAAATTGGTTCGATATTTTCAATAAATGCAGCCTCATCTATTATTAATAAAGATACTGCTTCAGATCTACCTGCATCACCAGCTGCTGATACCGCTTTAACTTGTGATCCATTAGTTAATCTTAATGTTAATTTATTATTTTCTTCATGTGGTACTTTTAACCATGATGGTAAATTGTCATACATAAATTTTACTTTAGTTACCATGTTTTTAGCAGTTTCCTGCTTGGTAGCTAAACAAAGTACGTTTTTGTCTTTATGAAAAGTCATTAACCATAAAGAATATCCTGCTGCTAATGTTGATATACCTAACTGTCTAGATTTTAGTACTATAGAATATTGATTTTCTTTCCATAGATTTAATACTTTAGCCTGGAACGGGTATAAATTAAATATAACTCGCCCGCGTTGAGGATGTTGGATATTACAGTACTTACGCATAAAGTGACTTGGATCCTTTGCGCAAAGAATATATTCATCTCTTATTATTTGTTTTAAATCTTGTGACATTTATTTTTTTCCTATCTTCCAGTACATTTTAAAACTTATTATTGGTTGGAAATTTCTATTTAATCCAACCCCAATTCCATATGCTGAACTGTTTTTTGTTTTTAACATTAATTCTGGGCCAAAACTATTTATTCCTGATTTTTCGCCTGCTATGTTAAATCCATAATAAAATTCATTTCTTCTTTTAGTTATGTTATTAGTAATAGTTACTATAGGTAATGTAATTTTATATTTTATATCTCTTATTTTAATTTTATTTTGAGATATAGAATCATTTATGTATACTTTTAAAGTATCTGTTATTAATGAATCTTTATAAACATATGTAGAATAATAATCTCCTATTACATATGCTGTATCAATTACTTTAATTGTATCGTGAGTATATTGTATTTTTATATTCCATTTTGGAGTATATTTTGGAATCTCTTTAGTAATTGTAATATATGATGTATCTATAGTAGTAATAGTATCATGAATAGTTTTATCTTTTCTACCTAATCCATCACCAATACATTTTTGTAAAAAAATGATAATGATTAT